CCGCGTCGGGTTAGTCAGGGCCTTAGCTGAGGCCGAAAGGCGTAAGCGATGGATATCCGGTCAACATTCCGGAACCACTTAAGATGAGTGATGGAGGGACGTCTATTTACAAGGATTTAATTGAGGATATTGAGGACTTTGCTGAGGAACATGGTTTTGGTTTTTCTACACGTGCTCGTCTCGTCAAAGAAATGAAAGATCAAATTGATGATCTATTGAGAAAGATGCAAGAATTCGAACAAATTAATGTTGTTTGTCCTATAAAGTTTTGTAGACAAACAATTTACACTGAATTCAAAGAGCTCGGTCAAAAGATTGAAAAGGCTGTTAGTGACATGACAAAGAAGAAAATGGACTCATTCATTGGAACATCAATGGCAGCAACAATATTTACCTTGGATCAACGTTTTCGCAAATTGAAAACCTCTGTGGACCAAGTTAGACGTACCAATGGTTATCGAGTTGTACCACAGGGTTTAGTTCTTTTGGGAGCTGAATCACAAATAGGAAAATCATACCTGATGGAAGAACTGGAAAATCGTATAAAGAAAGAACTACTTAGAAGATACTTGGCAAACCCTGAAAATGAAACGTTGCAAGCTTTTGCTGATGTTGAAAGATGGGAGACATGGAATCAAAGTTTGAGAGATAAATATGACCAAAACCAACAAGGTCAAGAAGGTCATTGTATTGATGACTGCTTTACCAATTCTGACCATATGGAACATCCAATGTTAATCACTTATATCTCTCCACGTGCTATACCAACATATCAAGCAGATTTATCATCAAAAGGGCAACCTTATAATGCTCGGTATGTGATGTTGTCTTGTAACACATTCCCTCGGGAATCAAAAACAATTAGCAACCCACATGCTCTGGCAAATAGGTTCCCAGTGTTTGTTCATTGTTCATTAAAACCTGGACGCACTGCACCTCCACTATCTGAAGATGGCACTATTAACCGTGATTTTGATTGGTTGAATTTACATTTATCTACGGGAAACAAGTATTATAATCAAACAATTGAGACAGGAGTACAGACATGTCCAACATGCTTTGGACCATGTGAGAGTGTTACAATTGATATGATTGTGGATCAGATGGTTACACGATTGATTATAGCACAAAAGATGCTTGAATCCCAAGAAAAGGTATATAACCAGAACAAATATCAGATGTTCTATGACGCTGTTAGTGATGTGTACCGTGGTGGTAATGTATCCACTATGGAAATAGATAAAGAACAATTGCCTGCTTTTCAACGTTTCGAAACACCACTGGATTTGAAAAATGATCAAAAGATATATAATTGGATGATGATTTCTAAAACTAAGAACGAGAAACAAATCAGTGACTTCCTAGACGAAGCTGGAATAACAGTTAGGAATGGTAACATGTGTACCTTCAAATGGTTCATTGAGGCTTTGAATGTTTCTGATTTGAGTGATTTTGTTCTGCTCTATCATGAATTTGGATTTAAACCACCAACAAGATATGAGAGTGCTGTTAAAGATTTCTTTAAACAGAGCTTTTGGATGGATTATCATGAGGCATATTTATGGCATGGAGGTAGAATTTATTATAATGACCTTTATGCCTCTGAAACTCCATTAGACCAAACATACGAGGCCTATGCAGAGGAACGATTCTCTATGTGGTACCATTTGAGGAGAATATTTACGGATCCGTTATTTTTAATTTATGGATTGGTATTTGTTTGCTTAGTTTTGCTGGGATTAAATGGTTTCTTTGCTATGTGCTTGGTTATCAACTTTATGCGTATGCATACATGGATAAAAATAGGAGAAGATCCCGCAAAATCGTCGAATATTGAATGTAACGCTTTCTTCAATTCTTTGGTAACAAAAGCTATTGTGGCTTTTATTCTCTGGGTTATATACAAGATAGTGTCTTTCCTTGTCAAGAAAACAAAGACATGGTTCATAGATCCAATTTGGGATAAATATCCAGAAGAAAAGAGGATGTTCGCAGGAGAATTTGAAAATTCAAAAGTTGTTTTCAAGAAGAGGAGGATATATTCTCAAATTAATGATGGAACTGTTGTGTTTGTCGATCAAAATAATACATCTTTTGGAAATCTGAGTTATCTTAGTGTGGGTAAGCCAATTGTGTTTGGTACCGTTAAGTCTTTTGTGTACAAAGGAGTCAATCTGATTTTCTTTGCATGCCTGCAGAACAAACAAATTGATCCCACCGCTTTTTCTTTATGTTTGGATAGAGTTGAAGCTAGTGAGATTTACTTACCTGAGAAATATCTGTCTGAAGAGTTAAAGTTGCTGGTGGAACAACATGGACGCTGTACCAAATATATTTGCTTTGAAGGCTCATATGAGTATAGTAACCCATATGATCAACATCTTGGACGAAGACCAAAAACTATCACAAGATATAAGAAACATGATGATGATAGCACAGATGATGAATATGAAAACGAAGATTCTGGGTCGCAGCAAAATAAACGTAAAAACCGCAACGTCAGACGGTATGAGAATGAAGATTCTGGATCGCAGCAAAATAAACGCAAAAATCGCACCGTCAGACGGTATGAAAATGAAGATTCTGGATCGCAGCAAAACAAACGCAAAAACCGCACCGTCAGACGGTATGAAGTTGGAGACTCAGGAACAAAACAAAACAAACGAGAAGATCGAACAGCGCATACATATGAATCCACAAAGATGTTTGAGCAATTAACACGGGGTATGGATATCTCTGCCAGTGATGATTCTTTTGGCGAAGATGATTATGCACCTTCCTGCGTTGAGGGAGTTGATGTGGTTGACATTACTAAAACACTGGATTTCGATGAGGGAGAGAATGTTCAAGTTAAATTCCCGACAGCCAGTGCTGGTACATTTGAGGGTACTGAAGCTCTTCTCAAAGATGCAAAGTATGAAAGTGCAGTGGATCCCAACGCAAATGCGATTCTAAAGCGAATTAGAGATGAACTCAATGTCCAGGTATTCAGTGTGGAGTGTGAAGGCTCAGCTCTATTTGGTATTGGTGTTGGTCGTTATATCGTGTTCCCATCTCATTTAGTGTTTGGTAAAGATGAAATTGTTTTGTTCAAAAGATCTACTGGTGCCTCTGTATTGGGTAAAGAGTGTTATTTAGCACGTGTTGTCAAATATTGTAAAGATTGGGAGTTATGTGGGGCAGTGATTCTTCCTTTGAAAGACCCAGCATACAAGAAAATAACACCAGAAAATAGACCAACTCAAAATCTGACTTTCCCATTGAGTGCCTTGAAATACGTTCCAAAAGATCATGACATCGGATCCAGGTCATTGACAAAGTACTGTTTGCAGTATTTGCCAAAACAAGGATTTATTATACCTGGTATGATTTCTTATATCAAGAATTATGAAGGTAAACTATCAGGAATTAATGTAAAATGTGAAATATTTGCAATGCAGACTCTGCCTATGATGAACGCTCAAACGATCCCCGGTGATTGTGGTGGAGCTGTTGTTATGTTACATCCCAGTGCAACAAGAAAGTTGATCGGAATGCACATTGGTTCGGCGTCCAATGTAGTAACGATGAAGGATGGATGTTTGGATAGTAGATCAACTGGATTAATCGCCATTTTGAGTTTAGAACGTCTGCATGTCTTGACAGAAAAATCATATGCATCTGAAGGAGAATTCCAGTCTGGGACTGGGTTTCCAAAAGTTACATGGGCAAAACCCAATAAATATGATGATTTCCATACATTGATAACTGATTTAGATATTGGTATTCATTTACCAGTTGACAATGATGACTCAATAAAATATTATGGAGATTTGGAGAAGAACCAACCGCCATGTGACGTGAAAGGAAAGACTGATCACTATAAAACTCCATTTTATGGTTGTTTTGAAGAGACAAAGAAACCATCAGCATTAATTGAGGCACACGTACCTGACACTTCAAAACTGCTTAACGACGGGCGTGGTAACCCATCTATTTTGGTTACTCAATTGTCAGGTTATGCAGGAAAGACTTATGAGATACCTGCTGATATTATGTCCACTATGATTGAACAAATGACGGAGTATATGATTGAAGTTATGCGAGGTCATGCGATAGGAACATCGTCGAACTGCAAAACTGCGATGTGGGAGGCCTTGAATGGACAATATTTCAATGATGAGTTTGATAAGTTGAATGAAAAGAGTTCAGCAGGAATACCATGGACTAATCTTGGGGCAACAACTAAAAACAATTTCTTGGAGAGAAAACGAATCTTGAATATGTATCGAACCTCTAGAGAAGACAGATTCATTGAGGGTTTTTATCTAAAAGATGACAAATTGACTAAATACTTTAAACGAGTTTTCAACAACAAGATTGAACAAGCAAAGAACCTCAAACGCACTTTCAGTATATGGAAGGCGTGTTTGAAAGATGAGCTTCGTAAACTAGAGAAAGTGCATTATGGAACAACAAGAGCTTTTATAGCGCCTCCAATGGAATCCTTTTTGATGGGAAGATTTCTTTTCGGTAGATGGAAAGCAGCTTTCAAATCTAATCAAGAAAAGTTATTTCACGGATTGGGACTCGATATGAAATCATTAGATGTGACAGATTTTATTTCAAAATTTAAGCAGTATAAGTATTTCATGGATGTCGACTATAAAAACTTTGACCAGAAGTTATTAGCACAATTTATCAAAGCAGTTGCAGTCATTATAATAGAGACTATTCGTCATTATGAAAAGAATGATGAGTATGCCAATGCGCGTTATGTATATTTCGAAGAACTTATACATACCGTTATTTGTGCATCAAAAACTCTATTTATGACCAATCGCGGAAATAAATCTGGTAATGTACTAACTACTGAATTGAATTGTTTGGTCAATTTCATGTATGGTTGGTATGTGTTTATTAAAACAACTGGTGATACCAGTTTACAATCATACTTGAGATATGTCAGAGACAAGAACTTTGGTGATGACAAGGCTATTGGATTGACACAAGAAGCTGTGGACATGGGATTCAATTTCCATGCATATAAGAGAGTTATGGCAGAAATTGGACAAACAGTAACGCCAGGAAATAAATCCGACGTGGAGTTACCGTATTTTGAGGATATTTGTGAATTGCAATTTCTTAAACGAAATTTCTATCAGTTATATCCCACTATCTGGATTGCTCCTCTTGATAAAACATCAATCGAGAGTGTATTTAACTACTCGTGTTTAACCGAAGAAGAGATTGAGGAGTGGCAGGCAACAATTAGAGAACAACTTATGGAAGCAATGTTACATGGGAAGAAATACTACTCAACTTTTGTTAAAAAGTTGAGAGAATGGGTTTCGACCTATAAATTTAAACACTACCATCCTGAATTACGAGAAGCCATTATGCCCATTCTTTTGAATAGATATGTTGATATGCTTCGGTCGTATTTGCTCCGAATTGGTGTCTTGTCACCCAGCGATTTACAAAAAGAAAAGATATATTGTGAATCAATTTTTGAAAACGGTAGAACCCGCCTGCGCTATTATACAAAAACAAAAACAGATAGTTTTGAAAACGAATATATTACAGAATCACTTGAC